ATCATCTATATTGAAGTCTAAGCTATCAGCAGAAACAAATCTAAGATTTTGGTCTTTCTGGCTTAATCTCCATTGCCATGACAATGATAACATTTGAACCTCTTGGTCTGTTGCTTTCATTAATTGACAATAGAAAGTTTCAGCATCAATCTGAATTGGGTATGCAAAACCATCTCCTTTGTCATAATAAATAAAGTTTCCACCAGCATCAATAACATATGCTCCAAACTCAGAACACCCAAAAGATTTGTAATGTCCTAATTCTTGAGTTGAACCTAAAGGAACAATTGAAGTGTTAGTTCTAGCACCCTCACGAACCGTTATAATTTTACCAGAATTAAATTCTTGAGTAATAGGTTCTGCTCTTGTGTCCTCAGTATTATCAACTTGTGCAGTTGGGTAATATCTGTCTTGTGGATTAGATGCATTGATTAATGTAAGTAAGTTTGTTTTGGTAATCTCAGAAGGGTCCAAGTCTAATCTATTTTCGCTACCATCAGCTTTGTACTTTGGTACAAAAATAAACTTCCTAGCAATTTGCATTACTGGAGGACAATCTGGACTTCCTAAGTTTTGAAGTGTGTTGTTACACGTACAATCTATTGCCATTTTGTTTTGTTTTTTTAATTTCTAATTGTTAGTAATATTCTGCTAATATACAAAAAATTTTATTCTATAACTTAGCATGTTTGTTTAAACACGATTTTTTAATCGGTAAATCAATTTCTAAATTTAAACCAGCTAGATTCTCATCTAGTAAATATTTAACATGACCTTTGGATTGAACTACCTTTCCCCAATTAGTGTGCTTAATATAAGTCCAATCATTTAGCTTTGCCAAATACGGATGGTTGTCACATATCTTTATAAACTTGTCTGCATATCTTTCCATTGGGTAAACAACTTTACTATACTGCTCATCATTAGTCCAATCTAATTTATTTGTTGTATCAAGAAAAGACATTGTTAATCTTGGTGTGTTACCAACTACGCTTGTATGGTCTGCTTCAAATGGTTGTCTTATTACTTCCCAAACAATAACTGCTGGGTAAAGTGCATTACTAAATACTTCTTCGCTTGTGTCTAATTCTTTATTAACATCAATATAAGTTCCATGATAAAAATATGGTTTATGATTTCTTGCAGTAGTGACTAATGACAAATCTACAAGATCATTATTTTTCATTCTAAAAGTTTCTAAGCTAGTAACATCATATGTAAGACCAGACAATACTACATTCCAAACATAACCAGTACCAGCAACAAAAGACCAATATCCAAGATCTATTTTTTCTTCTTCTGCTATATCGTAACCAGCTATTTCATTATAAGTAATAACTGGAAAGTCTGGACTGGTAATATCTATGTTAGTTATTTCCCATTCTGTTCTCAGTTTATCAACTAATTTAGAAACAAATTGTATTATGTCTTGGCTATAATTTACATTCATAATTTACCTACTAAATATTGGATTAGAATAAGATACATTGCAAACAGATATAATCCCCATTGCTCAATAAATCTTATTATTTTTTCTCTACAAAAACCCATCTAAAACAGATATAGATTTGTGCTTTGTTTCGTAATCTAAAAATGGATTGATGTGCATATGAGTTTCAGTAAATGTCTTTCCAGTTGGAGCATAAAACATTATTTCGCATTCATCTTGACTTGCAAACGTAACACTTCCTACTTCGTAATCCTCACCACCAATATCAATCATATCTCCAACATTGATTAAGCTACATAAATTGACTGAGTTTTTTTGATATTCAACTACTACGCTAAAGTTATATTCCCCAGCAGTTAAAGGATCTTCGCTAATTGTTTTGATGTGAACTTTAGCATCATACATTGCATTTAAAAAATTACATGCTTCATGATAGTTTTCTACTCCTAGATTATACCTTTGTTCGATTACAGAATTAACTTGTAACTGGTCACTACCAGAACTATTTTCTGCTTCTGCAAATCTTATTCCTACACTTGTCGCTTTAGCATTTAAGTTTCTAACATAATCCCAATAGGTAAAATATTTTAATGCATCTATTATTCCCCAATATATTATTCTATCTCCAGAACTATTATAATAAAAAATCTGCTCACCACTTGCACCTTTCCCATTTGTCAAAGCATAATACTTTGTTGTGCTTGCTTGATTTGGCAACGAATAAATATAATATTGATTATCACCAAGTAAGTCTTGTAAAAGATTCTTTTGATTTCTTTCTATGTATAAAGTTAAATCAGCAGTCTCTTTAGTATTTTGTGAAATTTTTACATTCCCCTTAAAATCGCTTTTTGTTATTAGTGCCATAATACAAATATAAAAAAAAGGAAGCCACAATGGACTTCCCTTTTAAATAAAACTATTTATTAAATAGTATTATGCATTTAGAGCAGTTATTGCAGTAGCAATATCACCAGTGATAATTCCAGCAGAATCAACAACTCTTAATATACCTCTCCATTCTGAAAGTATAGTTCTCATGTTATTAGTGAAATCATTTCCATCTAATCCGAATTCTAATCCGATTTCTTCTTTAACATACATTCTGATTTGTGACATATCACAAACTGCAAAGTCACCAGCAGTTACATGGTATGATTCAGAAATTGGAACACCATCTAAAGAAAGACCTTCAGCAGTAACCATTAATCTATTGATATAGTTATTATCAGAATCTTTAGTTAGTTTCAAAGTTGCAACATCACTAGGGTTCAAGAAGATTCTTGAAGCTCTATAAAAAGATGCAGACATCTGTGCCATTGCAGTAATTAAAACATCAACTAAGTTAGCACCAGCAACGGTTCCAGCATATTGACCAGCATTATAAGCAGTATAATTCGCTGGTATTAAAATACCTTGAATTACGTTTGCACCAGTTCCAGTGAAACAATCTTGGTCAACTTTTTCTAAAGTGTTGCCAATTAATTCTCTATCAATCTCACCTTGCATGAAAGAAATATCATCTAACATTTCAGTAGAAACTTTGATATAGTTAGCATACTTTAAGATGAATGCTTGAGTAACTGATAGTTCAAAATCAGATTGTGGTTTACCAGCAGTTTCAGCCACTACATCAGCACCATTCTCTCTGTTTACTTTTTGAACCCAAGAAATAACATTTGAATCAGTACCTATTGTTTCAACATAAGGTAAGAATCCTAGTGTACTTCTTCTTTCATCATAAACACCAGCTTCTCTAAATGGTAACGGAACAGAACCTAAAGTTGCAGTACCTCCAGCATAACTCATGTCTCCAGCTGCCTTAATAGTCATTGGGTTAGAAACACTTGTTGTGAACTCACTAGCTTTAGCATCTTTCAATGCACCTTTCAAACCTTTAAGATTCTCTAAATTTTCTTCAAGAGATTTTCTTGTAGTTTTTCTTGATGTTGTAATAGATGCTGGAGATGGAGCTTCGCCATCTTTTAACTTCTTAATTTTAAGACCTTGTTCAACTAAAACAGAATTTAACTTTTCCATTTGAGCATCAGTATCTTTTTTGTATTGATTGTATAATTTAGCAACTTCTTCTTTGCTAGATTTGGATTCGATAGCTTCTGTAATTTCAGCATTCTTTGCTTCATTAACTGTGTTGTAATAACCAGCCAATTCTTCAACAGACATATTTGCTAACTCATCATTTGTTTTTTCTAAACTCATTGTTTTTTTTTTTTAGAATTCAACATTTATTTGGTAAGGTAAATAGTAAGAACTCACGAAGTTTATCTTCGTTTACGGCTTCTGTTTTTTGAGTAGATATAACTGGCTCAGCATTTAAAAGTGTAGTGTATTGCTCTTGTATATAAGCAAGTTCTTGTGCTAATAATTTAAAACAACTATCAGTATAAGAACCATTGCTTAGTTCTTTTCGAATTAATTTCATTCTTGAATTAATCTCGTTTAAATAATTTTTTTGATCTTCAATGCTTTTTATAACACCATATGAAGGTGTCGAACTATTTGCACCAAATGTAACATAACTCCCCTCCCACAATTTGACTTCTGAAATCTCAAAATATCCATTTGATTTTTCTAGGAATATCTCTCCCTCACTTGTAGCTTGAATATCATTTTTAGATTCAGTTTCAACCCATGTTGTCTTGTCATCTATGTATTGAAAACCTATTGAATGTTCTTTAATAATACCAGCTTCATACATTTTCAAAGCATCGTCTCCGTCTGTATGTTCTCCAAGTTTACTTTCAAAGTATAATCCATGATTGTCTTCTTTTAGAACTTGAATAACTCCTATTGGTCTTCTAATATCATGATGAGCTAAATGTGCTATCTTCCTATTAGAATTACTTGCTGGACCTCTGTCATTAATTGACTTAGCAAATGCACCTTTCTTGATTAAATCACCATCCGAATCTACATTATCAAAAGCAGAAAAATATCCAGCTACCGTTCTACTTTTTACATCAACATCTTTAATTGACATTGTGGTACTTAGATTTCTATAATTATAATCTTTATTCATTTTTGCTTTTTTTATTTTTTCATTACAAGTACATTTATCGTTATTACAATTCTCACATTCTTTTTTACTCTTATCCGACCAAACAGAATTACAAAATGCATATCTCTGTCTATTGTCTGGGAAATCAGTATTGGCTTCATCATCAGCCATACATCTGTCTAAAAATTCTTCCCTATTTTCGTTTGCATTTGGTGTCGGCATAACGCAAATATAATGATTTAATTTGTTCTATCAGTCACGTTTTCATCTTCTGTAATATCTACTTGACCAGAACTAATGTAAACACTTTCCATACTTTCATCATCTACTGGGTCCAATCCTAACTCTCTCCTTGCATCATTTCCAGATATGATTCCAGCAGTTCTTAACTTCACCAATCTGTCTGCCAATAGTTCCATGTCTTGTTGTAAAGGTTCTATGTTTGCTAATTCTGGACACAAATATAAATCTCTCCCTAGTTCTTCACCTATCGGCTTCACTAACCAATCATTTAATGCTTCTTCTGTTTTATATATTTCTGGTAGAACTGCATCAGTCCATAGTGCTTTCTGTGCTTCCTTTCTATTGTTAAAAGTCTTATTAGCTGGATCATTTAATAGTGAACTATCTACATGATAGGCATTACATAATGCTCTAAGCGTAATAACTCCAAGATCTAGAATCTCCATATCTTGAGGTGATAATCCCATTTTAATAAAGTCTAATTTTTTATTTGAAACTAGAACTTGACCAAACTTTGATGAGCCACCTAGTCTTTGATTAGCTTGGCTTTGCATTTGTTTAGCTTGTTCTGGTGTCATTGGTCGGTCTGAATTATCTGTTAAAATACCAGATACTCCACGATTCTTTAATACGTTAGCACTTGCATTCCATCTTTCGTTTGATGTTTTCCAAACTTTTAATGTAGCTTCTAATGGAGATAAACCATAAACTCTGGGTTGAGTATCGCATGGATTGGGATACATAGTGTGCAATATTTCTTCTGGTGTAAAGTCAGTCATGTATCTTGACATATAACCATAACCCAAAACAACATCTGAATTAGGATTGCCTTGTGGTGTTTTAATTTCTACATATTGAGACATTAAGTTTTTTAACTCAGCAAAGTATTCGAATCCTTCTGGCTTGATACCATGAATGTAAGAATTACCAGTTAGCAATCTGTATATGTAATGTTCTTCTGTAAACTCAGTCCATGATTGTGTGCTATTTGGTTTTTCTAATAGCATGGTCAATGGTGTATCATTAACTACTTCATGTGTTCCGTCTGGAAAATATTCTTTAACGTGCCACTTAATACTTGAAGCAGATTTGGCTATATAGCTGACAATAGAATAAATGTCATTACTTCTAGCATATGCTTCATTCATTATCTTTGGCAAATTACCATAGTCAAAATTCATGTTATCCGAATTAATATATTGGTAAAAAGATTGTAATCCTTGGATGTTTTCTGTTCCAGAAAGACCAGCTCCAATGTTAATAAAAAATTTACTTATGCTATTCATGTTTCAAATATAGTGATTTTTGGGTTAGTAAATAAAAGGTTGGCTAGTGTTTTCTAATTCCTCAGCGATTCCAGTCAAGACATCAACAGAGTCATCATATTCATTATTCCCCATTTTTTGAAACTTAGTTACATGGTCATAAAAAGTTGGCATTGTTACTTGCCAATTAATCGGAAATAAAATATTGTTTTGAACATTACTTTGTTGTGATAAGATTCTAGCCATTTTGTTTTGTGATTGATGGAAAGGTATAACATTACATTTTAGGTAATTACGTTCTGATAATAACCTTTCTACGTTTCTGCTAAAAGCACGACCACCATTGTTGCTTTCAATTAATGCTTCCACTATGTCGTTTTTAATTATTTGTTCAACAATTAGATCTTCGGTAATTTCAACGGTTTCTTGACTATAAACAACATCTAAAACATATGCTTTTTTATTTATTAGCTTATAAGAAACAGAACAAAGATAATCCTTTCCAGTATCAGCAACATCACAATAGATTTTATTTTCACCTATTCCATCAACTTTTTCATATGTATTTAGTTTAGAATAGAGTAATCCTACTTGTGGCATTGGCTCTTGTTGGTATAGATTAGCAAATACAACTGGGTTTTTTAACTTAATATTTAATAGCTTTTCTTTTGAATGTTTGTCTTCCCATAGTGCTTGGTCAATATCTCTATTGTCAATAGGATTAGTATTGTCAATCTTTAATGCTGGTAACTTTATTACTTCCCATTTTTCTGGTTCTTGTTTTAATAATCTACCAGCCAAATCATCTTCGTGCCATCTAGTGAATACAATTAATGTTTGACTTTCATTGTGTAATCTAGTTTCAGCAGTAGATGTGTACCAATCCCAGACATTGTTTCTAATCGTTGGAGACCATGCTTCCTTTGCATCTTTGTAAATGTCATCAATAATAAGTTTATCTATTTGCCTACTTGTCAAAGCACCACCAACCCCAATACTAACAATGCTACCTTTATGATTTGGTATTTCAAATTCTCCTTTGTTTTTTAAATAACCATCTTTTCCATCTATGTTTAAATCAACATCTGGGTACAGATAATTGTATTCTGCTTCGGTCATTATTCTTTGAATATCCTTTCCAAACTTAGAACCTATCGTTTGATTATAAGATACAATACCAATCTTTTGATTTGTGTTTTGACCAAGTGACCAAGCTGGGTATCGCCTTGTACTTAGTTCTGATTTACCATGTTGAGGTGGTACGAAGATCATTAATTTTTTAATCTCCTTTCTCTCAAATGCTTCTATTTTTTCACATATTAATTTATGAAACCAGATAAATTCATAGTCGCTTTTAGTATAGGAAATAAACTTTGAAAAGCTTTTTGCAATTATCCTACGCTCAAATTCTTTTAGAATTCTGTACTCATCAAGTTCAGTTTTTGATAGCATTTCTTAGTTCGCTTAGTCGTTGATGTAGTTGCTCATCTGACAATTCTTGTAGTTCTGTTTCAATATCTACTCTTTGAACTATTTCTTGTCTTTCCACAAAGCCACGTTTTTTTCCTTTTGTTTTTAAATAAAAAATGGTTGCTGAAACGTTACCCTCTTCAATCAATTTTAGCAATGCACTTTCGCTAAAGTCTAAGCATATGTTTTGTATATCCTCAACTTGTCTTTTAAAATCAGAATCATTATTGAACCAATCGTAATATGTGCTTCTGTGAATACCTACTTGTTTACAAGCAGTCGTGACAATACCCAACGATTTTTCTAAGGCTTCTAACATTGCCTTTTTTAGTATGTCGGTTTTTGTCGGTTTGCTCATATAACAAAATTATGAGATTTTACGCTGGATTCCAAGCCTTGCTAAATTCAGAGTCTTTAAAAACATCTGACTTTGGTATTCCATTACGTGCTAATAATCTAACTACTTCTTCCTTTTCCATTTGTAAACGTTTCATTATTTCATCTCCATCTAATCCCTCTTTGACCATATCAGAAACTATGTTAGACATTTCTAATACTGCATGAGTTCCCCTTGCTCTATTGTGTCTAATGGTACTCATTTTTTTATGATTAGAATCTACTTCTCTAAGCATAACAACTGGAACTTTCCCATCAGTCATTTCCAAGATCTTTTTATCTGCTGAGCAAGTCCATCTGTGAAAACCATCTACTATTGAATAGTCACTATTTATAACAATGGGTTGAGTCCAGCCATCTTCCAGTATAGATATTTTTAGCAACTTCATTTCTGGTGGTGCAACTTTATTAGGATTATAATTGTTAGGTTTTAATTTATCCCTTTCAATCCATATAATGTTTTCTAGTGGTTGTTTTTTTATTTTCATGAGTATAATAGTTTAGCTTCTTGTTGTGTTATTTTTAACTTCTCTCTTGTGTTCGTTGCGTTTCTCCTTAATATGTTTTTTTGCCTACCTTTGAAATCACCTCTTTGTGCTACTTTACAAAGGAACTTATAAGAAACACCAGAAACTGGGTGTTCTTGACTTTCTGGTATTGGTTGTTTAGATTCTTTTTTATGAAATCTCATATATCTATTGATGGTGTCGCTAACTTTGTTTTTATAATCATCACTCCAACCATCTAATAAAATATTCAAATATTGTTTATATGTTAAATGTTCTGGCTTCTTATCTGCATGAGAATACAATTCAGTATTTGCATATCTCCAAGCAGTATTAACTCCTTTAACTCTATTCAACATTTTGTGCCATAATTCTGGGAAGCACTCGGAATATATCCACAATCCACGCAATGGTTCTTCACCAAATGGAGGGCATACTCGTTGTGTTAGAAATCTATTGTATAGTCTTGTTTGATTATAAATGTCATATGTTCTGTTATAATCCCAACCAAATTTCTTTACTGCAATCCATACATCTTTACTATCCCAATCATAAATTGGAAAAGCTCTTTTAGTAGAAGATGCACCTTCAAAATGTGAGTTCATAAAATGGTCATTCTTTTTTCTTGCAATAACTTGATACCTACGCAATGATTCTTCTGTTCTAATTCCAGTAAGACAACATACATTTCCTAATGATCTTGGAAAAATATATTGTGTAAAATCTTGAAAAGCCATTTCTTTTCTAAACATCTTATGTTCAGTAATAGCATCATTTGGCAAATCTCTAACCCATAAATCTTTTTTATCTGGGTCCCATGTGTACCAGAATGGTTCTTCATTTGAAGATGCGTTTCTATGTCTAAATGGTAAACAATACCAATCCATATTAATTTCTGGTGATTGTCTTATTCTTTCTACATATTCAATAGTAGGAGGGTGAATACATTCTTCATCAAAAAATAAAACATGAAGTGGTAGTTTGTTTTGTTTTCTAGCTACTTCTAAAGCTATATTTAATACTGCAGTTGAATCTTTACCACCAGAAAAAGAAACACAAACATGGTCAAATTGTTTAAAGATATATTCTGTTCTCTTAATTGATTCTTCATAACAATTAGTTTCTAAATATTCTTTTGTTCTAATTTTTTGTGTACTCATTTTATCCTTATTATTTCACCATTATATGATTGTCTATAAACTGCAATTATTTTCCAAAATTTCCACCAATACTTTTTTACATACGTTATTCTTGAAATAGTAGTTCCACCATTTTCTGCAAAACATCTGTAACTATATGATCTTCTAATTTTAGGCAAACTCTCTTGTTATATATTGATTAAACTTATTATAATATTTTTTTTCTATATCCAATTCATTAACTGCTTCCCAACATTTACTTATTGGCAATCCTTTGTTTTTATAACCCATAGCATAGAATGGGG